ATACTGTCCGCTTTCGTACGGGTTATAACCTACGGCTGGTTGCCCAACCATGTAATTCTGTGTCATTTCAGCAGCTTGTTTTTGTCTTTCTGCTTCAGCAGCTGCAGCTTGTTCGGCTGCTGCCGTTTGCTCAGCTTGCATACTTGCTATGAGTTCTTGTAGCTGAGTCATAAAATCGGGTTGTGCGGAGGTTTCTGTTTTAGCAGGGATGCCTCCTTCTGGGACAGGTATAAAACCTTCTGGAACAGGCTGTGCGGTATTTGTTTGCGTAAAAGTTTCGCCTGTTGCGGGATTGTAATATGGGGTTACTATCATAGCTCCTACTACCATATCATCTGAGTCTAATATAGTATCGTCCGTGGTCGGTTGACCATTGCCCACGGCAGCATCAACTGCAGCCATTACAGGATCATCCGCAGCTTGTACTGGCATATCTCCACCAGAGGCCATAGCAGATTCTATGGCTTTTTCTATCATTCTGTCTATGTCGCTATCCATAGGGGTGGCTTCTGGCTCAACCATGGGTGACATGGGTGACGTTGAGTCAGAAGCCATAGTGATTGGTTCGTCTTCAAAAACGGACATCCCGCTTGTTCCTAAAGGTCCCAAGTCGGTAGATACCATTGTAGGTGGAGCAGATTTAGCTGCTATTTCTTTCATAGCAGGGGTAACTGCACCTGGTTTTAACTGCCATCCTTTGTTCATGTCATAAGTAAAATTACCTGACATGATTGCGTCATTAGCAGAAGTGTATCCTGCTGCTTGCCACCAAGTCGGAGTGCTTGGTTCTGCTTGAGGCATTTTTTGTATGCTTTCAGGCATGACACTAGGTATGCTTGATAAATCTATACCAAGAGAGCTAAGATTCTCAGGCAGAAGATCTTTGTCGATTAAATCCATTTTATCGAATCTACTTAATGAAGGTATGCCTATTCTCATTTTCTTTTTTCTCTATCTGCTTTTACTTTCATTGCTGCAATATCTTCTTGAGATTTTAGTCTCTCTTCTTCGGATTGGTCTTTCTGTTTAAGCTTAGCTTTGTCCAGTTTGATCCTCTCTTCTGCGATCATTCTATCATCTTCGTTTTCTTTTGCACGTATAGCTAATTCTTGTTGCTTCAATGCTACTACGCCATCGTCAGTAGATAGTATCTTCTCTATTCTAGGCATGATCGGTTCCATGATCTCTAGTTCTAGTTGTGCCTTCAAAGCTTCTTTTGCAGGGTTAGGTGGGGGTGGCATCATCATTCCTCCTTGCTGCATGGCTGGCATCGGTTGTGGTTGATCTGGCATTTGCTCGTTAGCTTGGTTCTGTGCTTCTAGTGATATGTGTTGAAATATGTGCGACACCATCATAGGCACTGCTGCAGGGTTTGTCATACCTGCTCCAGATTCTAAGAAAGAAAGATGCACCTCTATGTGAATCTGATGCGCTTGGTCAGGAAATGCCATAAGAGGTGCACCCATTAGTGCTGCGCTATTCTCACTTGCTGGATCCATCGGAACGGGTGGGGGCGGATCAGGTGCGAACAACGCTTCAATATTTTCAGTGCCTAAAGCTTGGTACATTCTTCTGTATGACTCTTTAATATTATGTATCTGTGGATTGCTTTGTACTAACTGTAGTTCTTGTTGTGCCAATGTAATACGTTGACTCATGGAGAAGAAGTTAGGATCACTCACAGGTATCACATCTACTCTATTATCAAAATCCGATTGTTTAATTTGTTGATCGCCACCTATGACTTGATATGGATAGACAGGAGGCAAAGACTCTGCAAACAGTCTAGTTAGAATTTTAAATTCTGTTTTTTGTGCGTAGTGTAATCTCTTGTGCACTGCGGACATGACTCTTGTGCCTTGCTCTAGTAAGGCCATAGTTGTTCCAACAGGTAGTTCTTGGTTGCCTTCGCCTATCTGTAGATTAGTAATAGATGCAAATCTCTGTCCTGCTTCTACACAGAACCCTAATAAACTCATCAAAGTTTGTGACGGTTCTTTGTAAGGCAGTGGTATTAGTGAGTCTCTTAGTGCTCCGCCTGGTGCGTCTACGTCTCTGAACTCTCCTGGCTCTAGTGGAGTTTCATCGTCCCTAATTCTAAGTCCCCTAGCCTTGAATCCAGCAGGAAGATTTGCCAGTGTGCCTGCATCGATCAATTGTCGTAGGGCTCCAGTTGCGGTTCGAGACAATCCGCCAATCATGTGTATTAAGCCGAACCCATAGAATCCAAGGCCAGGAAGAAACTTGTAATGTACAAAGTATTGTATTTTTGTTCTGAGTGGATCATTCGGAGAATAGTTCCTTCTAATAGATAGAACTTCGTTTGACGCTTTATCTATCGTAATTATAAAAGGTAAGTGATAACCATCTGGATCTTCGAATCCTGGCAAGTCCATGGATACGTGACACTCCAACAGTTCGTACATCATGTCATTAGATGTAGAACTAAGTCCTTCTAACTCGTCTTCTTTGTCCTCTGTTTCACTGCCTATAGATGTTTCGGCAGCTTGTAATGGTATGTCTCTATAGAATCCTGCAAGCTGTTGAGTCCTAACTTCGTTGTAAGTCATTTTGACTACATGCGTAACTCTTTCACAAGTTTCCAAATCACTCGCTGTGTATGGAACTACAAGATCTTCTACAGGTACAAACGTGCTAACTGCTCTTTGTTTGTTGGGATCGTAGTAAACTTTCTTGAAAGCTGTACCTGCTAGTGGCAGATAAAATAACAGCTGATCCATTTCTGGAGTGTACTCTTCCATGACCGTAGTGATCTGGTAGTTCATAAACTCTTCTACCCTACGTGCTTGGTCTGCTACCTCAGGTGTTTCGTTCCCCATCACTCTAGTTTTGACAGGGCCTTTACTTGGTAGTAGTTCTTTGAATGCTTGTGCTTGGAACTGGGTTACGGATTCGGCGAGCAACGGATGGGTTACACCTGACGCTCCTGGAAAAGGTCTGTCTCTATCCTCGTATTTAAATCCAAGTAGATCTAATCCTTTTACGTATGTGTCTTCCCAATCGTGACGACTTGCTTTGTCTTCTTCGTAGTCTGTAACTAATTCAAAAGCTATTCGTCCTAGCTCGCCTTCGTCAATGTACTCCGCTAAGTTCGCATCAAATGGTGTGGTATCAATAACGTCCGCGTCAGGAAAGAAATCTATCTGTGCACCTTCTTCGGATAGTTCGACGGCAATATCGCCTTCACCCATTTGCATGGGCTCTTCAATCTGAACTTCTTCGCCGTCTTCAACTTCCAGATCAATAAGATCTGACAACCTTTCTATGTTGGTTGGTTTGCTGTTTTCTGCCATCTACAATTTAGTAAACGCCTGTAAACTTTGTTCCTCTTATAGCGTCTCCACCACCACGGCTTTTGCCTTTCCCGTCTCCAGGTTTGGTCATGGGTGCAGTCATATCAGTTTGCTTCGCATACGGAACAAGTCCTTGGTCCTTGATCTTTTCGCCTTTGTCAGCCATTGCTCTCTCCTAATAATATTCTTTAATCTGTCTAGGTAGTTTATCCTGCAGATCCTCGTCCGATTCTAAACCAATAAATCCGCCCTGTCGATAACGCATTAACGCTTGCGTTGTCGAGTCTACCAAGTCGTCATGGTCGCCAAATGGAAAAGCTGCGCACTCTTCTACCAGTTCTTCGGCCCATCGTGTCTCAGGCACGTACACCATTCCCGATTCTAGTAGTGGTGCGATAGCATTTACTCTTGCAATCTTGTCCTGTCCTTTGCCAGGTGAGTAGTTGACCACAGGAATCCCTGACTGACGTAGTTCGTCGGTGAGCGGTAGACCACTGGCCTTGGCTTCTATGATTATTGTGTCGGGATCCCAATATTCAAACTGCTTGTATGCTTCTCTCTTGAGTGTAGGAAAATCCCATCTACCTTTTTTAACATCTAACAGCAGCAAAGCTGGTCGCATAGAGTTAGGATCAGGGTAAAAAACACACCATGTAGTGATTGCAGAGTAATCCGCTGTTTCTTTTTTAGTATATGCCGTGTCGTACGACTGTATTACGTACTGCATTTCTGGAACTTCGTCTTCTTCCCACTTTTGCCACCATTCTCGCTTCAAAATCGCCCCTTCTTCGGACGTTGGGTTCTGCATCCGGGCCATAAAGGTTTTTGACTATCGGGAAATATTGCAGGAAACTCTACAACTTCCCACTGATCGGCGTGTTCTTCGCCCTGTTTGTTCAGTAATCTGCCTGTTAAGTCCTTGATCGACCATCGAGTCATCACTATAACGATAGCTCCGCCTGGCTGTAGCCTTTGTCGGGGTCCAGAACTGTAATATTCCCAAGCATTGTCCAAAGCCGTAGAAGAAAGAGCGTCTTGTTCCGAGTGAATATCGTCTAAAACTAGCAAATCTGCACCACGACCCGTTACCGCACCCCCAATACCTGCATAGAACGCTTCACCACCGCCATTTGTCTCCCATCTTCCTGCTGATTTGCTGTCTGCTTTTAGACTTACGCCAGGAAATACGTCTTGATAAGCCTCTGAGTCGATAATATCTCTGACTTTTCTACCAAAACGGAAGGCTAATTCTGCGGTGTGCGTAATCTGCATGATCTTCAACTTAGGATTACGGCCCAAGATCCACGATGGGAAGTATGTTGAGG